ACACCGAAACCAGCGGAGCCTACTGGTCTAAGAAGGAAGGCACCTTCTACTTCACCTGCCCAGAGACGGGCGAGAAGGTTGATGTCGAGTACCACACCGAAGATTGCGACCCACCAGACGTTGACTGATTGACTTGACCGATGTCACAGCCATGTGGCACAATAGATGTATCGCATTACCAACTGATTTACCTACCAACTGACAAGGAGCATCAAATGATTATCAACCCCACCAGCGTCGCCACTGACGCTTATGGTCGCATCACTGGCGTGACATTCGTCACGTCAAAGGGCACCCTTCACCTCGTGGGTCGCAACCCCAACCTTCGCTGGGGCGACATCTACGACCAGAACGACTACAAGGCTCGTCCTCGTATGTTCGTCTCGTCCACCGAGGTCACGGACGACATGACCGAGGTTCAGCAGAACAAGGTATTCCGCAAGGGTGCCATGGAACTCATCAACGCTCTCGGATTGCCGATGCGTGGCTTCGAGATGAACTTCAGCAAGACGGGTGCAAGCCGTGACGGTTCCTACGCTCCTGCCTTCGTCCTGAAGGTGGACGGCTACAACAAGAGCCGTCTCAACTCCATCACCATCTCGTTCGAGTTGCCCGATGGTCGCCGTGTCGCCTTTGACCGCTACGACTTCTACGTTGACCTCGGCTATCAGGCTGAGATTGAGGTGGCAGCGTAATGAGTTACTACTACGACTACGAGTACACCTACGCCGATGCCAAGGCGGACGCTGCGCAGGAGCAGTGGGATAGGGACTACGCCGAAACCAAGTGGCAGTGCCTCGAAGAGTGGTGGTCAGAAGCACTTGCCAAGTTTGCCGAGGAACAGCCCGTACCGTTCGGCATGGAACACATCAACGAACCCCTCATCTTGGAATGGGTACTCGACCCCGAAACGAAGGGGAGCAAGGGCGTGTGGAACCCCACCTACGAGGCCGCTAAGAACTACGAGCCGTTCACTGAGTGGTTCTTCGAGAAGTACGCCGACGACATTGAAGAGGCGCTCAAAGAGGACTACTACAACGCCGCTGATTAGGCGCAAGAAAAAAAGTACAGATTGACTTGACAGATGTCACAGCCAGCCTGTACCATAGTTGAGTAGCAAAAAACATCCAACTGATTAGGAGAACCAAATGACCACCATCCAGACCCCAGCAACCGAGAAGCAGGTTGCATTTGCCAAGGCACTGCTCGAACAGCGTGTCGTCCCCCAGAGCCTGCTCGCACAGGCTGAGGCTGCCCTTCTCTCGAAGGCCACCGCCTCGCAGTTCATCGGCCTGCTGACCGAACTGCCTCGCAAGGTCGGCTCAGGTCGCCCAGCGGCTACGACCACCGCCGTCGCTGCACCTGCTCCCATGCGTGAGTTGGCTGAAGGTTTCTACACCGTCGCCCACAACGGCGGTCACACCACGTTCCGCATCTCGAAGGCATCGTGGGCCAACGGCAAGTTGACCCTCGGCGTTCTCGTCGGCTCGAACAACGAGCGTTCGTACAAGGACATCGCCTTCATCACCCCCGAAGGTTTCAAGGTGTTCCGCTCGCACGCTGACAAGCACGCCATCATCGCTGCTGCCCAGTTCCTGCTCACGGGCAACGTGGACGACGCTCGTGCCGAGTTCATGAATCAGGCCGAGGCCAACGCCATGTCGAGCAACACCTGCCTCTGCTGCCTGCGCACCTTGACGGTGCCAGTGTCGGTGGCTCGTGGCCTTGGCCCGACGTGCGCCAAGCGTTACGGCTATGGTCTGTAGTCCATGCTGACACCCTTCGAGATTCAAGAAGCCATCGAGACAGAACTGGAGCGCATGGACGGCCTCATCACCTCACTTGGTGAGGCCGTCCGTGAACAGGCTCAGGCTGAGACGGACTTCAAGGTTGGGTTCGCACAGGAGCGCCTGCGTGTCCGTGCTGAAGCATTCGAGAGTGGCACCAAGGTCACGATTGACCACGCCGACGACGCAGCAACCGTAGCGACGGCTGACGCTCGCTATCGCAGCCAGTTAGCCACGAACAATGTGATGACCCTACGAGAGGCTATTCGTGTCTCACAGGCCCACATAGACGGCTTACGCACCCTTGCAGCCAGCCACCGTAGTATCGGAGTGTGACCGATAAGCGCACACTCGAACTTCTGGGCCGAGCCTGCCCACGTTGCTCCATTCACCACAACGACCCTCATCTCATCGAGGCGTGTTGGGAGATTGGTGAGACGTGTTGGGAGCGGTGCCCAGTCTGTATCAACCACCCCTACCTGTAGTCCATTCCATTGACCTGTGTTCACCGTAAGGGTGCGTGTATGGTTGAGGCAAATGGATACGCAGCCAATCACCGCAGAGGAAATGCGCCTAGTGGCGCTAGAGGAAGGGATGCGTTCCTGCCTCTCTCTCGACAAGTTGCGTCTCCAAATGCTGAACCAAGCAGTTGACTGGATTTGCGAACTTACGGACTTACCTCTAATGGAAGTCCGCCGAGAAATCGCAGCAAGTAAGGGTGGACAGGTAGCCCGAAACCTTGATACAATCAATGCAGTGAAGTCGCTCGTTTCGTTCGACGCTCACACCAAGTAGTACCGCATCACCAAACCAATCGTCAGAAAATCCAACTGACACAACTGAACAGAAAGAGGTACAGCCATGGCTGACACCAGCATCACTATTGTCGGAAATCTCACCAAAGACCCTGAAGTCCGCTTTGCGAACTCAGGCGTTGCGATGACTTCATTTTCCGTCGCCGTAAACAAGTCCAAGAAGAACCGTGAGACGAACGAGTGGGAGAACGAAGCCCACTTCTTCGACTGCGTTGCCATCGGAGACATTGCCCAGAACTTCGCTGATTCATTCACGAAGGGCACCCGTGTCATCGTCACTGGCGAACTTCAGCAGCGCAAGTATCAGGCTCAGGACGGCACCGAAAAGACCAAGGTCGAGTTGTTCGCCAACGAAATCGGTGCATCCATCCGTTGGGCGACTGTCGCAGTCTCTCGCACAGAGCGTGCTGAAGGCGGCTCTAAGCCCTTCCAAGGCAACCAGTACTCGGACAAGCCACGTTCACAGGCTCCACGCCCACAGGCGCAGCCACAGTTCGACGAAGAGCCGTTCTAGTCAACTTCAGCACCGACCCTCGTGGCGGTGACTAACCAAGAGAGCCGCTGCCTACGGGTGGCGGCTTTTTTGCGTCCTTACCTGTAAGTGAGTTTTGGAACTACATCAATGTAAGTAAATGTACTAATCTGGGGTTCATGCCAGACAAGCACGAACAGGACGACTTCGACAAGGACATCACGTCTAACGACGTGAACTTGACCGAGAACGACTTTCTGCTGATGTCACTGGCGGAGTTGCACGAAATCTTCGAGGGCATGCGTGAGGTTGGGTTCAGCGAGAACCAAGCGTTGAAGTACTTAGCGTACCTGTCATCCATACACAACTACGAAAGCGACTAATGAGTGGCTTCGAGGAAGTTGAGTTTGGTGAACTGCCCAGCGATGCCATCCTCATAGAGTTTGACCTCGCCAAGGCGCTCCAGCGCCCGTGGTGGTTCAAGATGGCGCAGTGCCGCACAGAGGACGCTTCCAATCTAGACCTGTTCTACCCAGAGACGGGAACGCACGGCGGCAATCACCTCGCCCCTGCACGAAAAATCTGCACCGAATGCGCCGTTCGCTATGAATGCTTGGACTACGGACTTGATGAACCTTGGGGCGTTTGGGGCGGTCACTCGCCAAGCCAGCGCCGCAAACTCAGTTCTCTAGTGAAAAAGGGTAGTAGCCTTATAGAAGCAAGTGAAGCGATAGACGCACGGAGCAGAGATGGCAGATAACGAAAACCAACTGCCTCAACTGGATAACTTCAGCGAACTCGGTGCCACAGGTCTGTGGCGCACGGGTGGATTCGTCATTGACGACATCCTTCCCCAACTTCGGGGCCGCCAATCTCTCACAGCCTACCGTGACATGGCTGAAAACGACCCTGTTATCGGGGCCATCATCTTCGCCATCGAGCGTGTCATCCTTCAGGTGGACTGGCGTGTAGACCCACACACCGACCCCACTGGTGAAACGCCGAACAACAACGACCAGTTGGCAGCCGACTTCGTGCAGGAGTGCATGGACGACATGAGCCACTCGTGGCACGAACTCATGATTGCCATCACCTCGTTCCTCGTCTACGGGTGGTCGTACTTCGAGATTGTCTACAAGCAGCGCAAGGGGCCTGACCAGAAAGACCCCTCAAAGCGTTCCAAGTTCAACGATAACAAGATTGGCTGGCGCAAGATTGTCATGCGTGCGCAGGACAGTTTGTGGCAGTGGCAGTTTGACGAATCTGGTGGAATCAAGGCCATGGTGCAGCGTGACCCCACAACGGGTCGCTTGAACGTCATTCCAATCGAGAAGTCGCTCCTGTTCCGCACCACGTCGGCTCGTGGCAACCCCGAAGGTCGCTCCGTCCTGCGTTCAGCATTCAAGGCGTGGTACTACAAGCGCCGCATCGAAGAGTTTGAGGCGGTTGGTGTCGAGCGTGACCTCGCTGGCCTTCCCGTCGGCTACGTCCCAGCCGAGTGGCTCGCCGCAGACGCTACGCCTGCTGAAAAGTCGTCGTTGTACGCCATGGAGCGCATCGTCCGAGGCGTAAAGCGCAATGAAACCGAAGGCATCGTCCTTCCGATGATGTTCGACGAGAACGGCAAGCAACTCATTGACTTCAAGTTGCTGAACTCAGGCGGCGCTCGCCAGTTCAATACCGACCAAATCATCTCTCGCTACAACCAGCAGATTGCGATGACCTGCTTGGCAGACTTCATCATGCTGGGACACGAGGCCGTCGGCTCGTTCGCCCTTGGCGCTTCCAAAGTAGACCTCTTCATGGCAGCAGTGGAATCTTGGATTCGCCTCATTGCCGAAGTGTTCAACAGCCACGCCATTCCACGCTTGATGTCGCTGAACGGGTTTGACACCGCTCACTGCCCGACCCTCACTTACGGACAAGTAACCCAAGTTGACTTGGTGGAACTGGGCGCATTCCTGACGAACCTGACCCAGAGCCAGTTGCTTACGCCAGACAACAACCTCGAAGATTACTTGCGTGAACTTGCTGGAATGCCAGCGTTCCGCCCAGAGGAAAACGGTTTGGCTGCCAACGTTCGCTACGGCGGCAACCAGATTCAGCCCGACCCAGAGATGGCAGACCCCAAGAAGGCGTTTATCGGCGCTCGTGGTTCAGCATCCACCGTCGGCACCGCACAGGGCAACACCGAACCCACGGGCGTACAGAACCCACAAGGCGGCCCCAACGACCAATCGGGCGGCTCAGGTATTCAGGCCGACATTTCAAGTCAAGGCTACCCAGGCCAGTCTGGTGAAATCCCACCGTCGGCGGCAGGCACAACCGCAAACACAACTGGTCAGAACGGCCCCCTAACAAACAACCAAGGGCCGACCTCGTGACCATTCGCATTCGGAAGGTAAAAGCCTCGAAGCAAAAAGGGCAAGCGGTAATGCGCACCCGTTCCACCATCTCCACCCCCAAGCCTGCGACCCGACCAAAGGGTAAATAACCGTAGTTTCTAAAAGGGTGGGGTAGCATTTAGGGCAAGGCACGAAGGAGCACCCCGTGGAACAAGTAAACATTCTTGATGTGGTCGCCAACGTCTCGTTGAGTGAAATCATTGCGAACAAGTCCGTTGCATTTGAGGTGCGACAGGGCGCAGCCGACCTTGCTCAGGACGGGTACACCTCTGCCGACCTTATGTCGGTCAACAAGTCTGGTGAAGAGGGCGTTTCCATAGTCCTCGTTCCAAATGCCAAGGACGAAAGCCCCTTGTGGGAGCGCCTTTCCAAGCGTGTGTTTGGTGGAAAGGCCATTGATGCCGAAGCCGAGCAGCGCCTTATTTCTCGCAACATCGCCAAGGGCCTTGCCGACGTAGAGCACCCCTTCACCAAGAGCCAGAACCAGTTTGACGGCGTAAACCCTTGCATCATCTGCGGTTCTGTGGTGGAAAAGGATGTCTGTGGCCCCATTGACAAGGCCATCAACTTCCCCTTGTCCTTCATGGCCCCTACGCCAGTATTCGCCGCCCCAGCCCCCGAAGCGCCTGCAACCGACAACTCCGTTCAGGTGGAACAACTCGACCCCAACACGGTTGCCGCCATTTTGCAGGCAGTTCAGGGCGAACAGATGGACGATTCCACCAGCGGCAGTTCAGACGACACTGAGGAAACGTCAAGTTCTTCCTCTTCGTCAAGCAGTTCTTCGAGCAGTTCGTCGTCATCGTCGTCGAGTTCAAGCAGCAGTTCTTCTTCCTCGTCGAGCAGTTCGTCCTCATCTTCGTCCTCATCTTCGTCCTCTGACACTGAAATCTTGGGCGAGGAATGGAAGAACGGCCTCGACCCATGGCAGGTTGAACTTGCTGAAGCACTGGATGACATGGTTGAGGAACTTGGTCGCATCCCCACAACGGACGCTGCCTACACCGACTTCTCGCCGTACCTTGCTCAGGGCATGACGTGCGGAAACTGCATCGCCTCTGGTGAAAACGGCTGCGACTGGGTTGCCATCTCGTGCGTGTCCAACGGTTGGTGCAAGTTCAACGTTGTTCCTGCACTCGACGCTCACTCCACCGCCGTCGGCATTCTGTACAAGAAGAGCCGCACCAGCGTGGAGAAGATGGACGGCCCCAGCGTTGAAGCCGTACACGTTGACGGTTCGGACAACGGTGGTGTAATCGGTGCCTTCTACGCAGGCAAGAAGAAACCCAAGGTTGTTCCTGAAAACATGACCGTCATCGAGGAAGAAGCGCCAGAAATGGTGAACCCCGAAGTCATGCAGGACGCAAACCTTCTTCAGAAGTCTGAAGAGTTTGGTGAAATGATTGGCGCAATCCGCAAGAACGACGAAAAGCGATTCACGCTCGCCCCTTGGTACGTTCCAAATCGCATGGACGCTCACAACGAGTGGACTGACCCCGAAGAAATCCAAAAGGCCCTCTGGGACTACGTTGAGAACGCAGACCGTGACATTCGCCTTCAGCACAACGTAGACATCGTGGCTGGCAAGTGGGTCGAGGCTATGACGTGGCCTTACGAGGTGGAAATCCCCATGTTGAAGGCAGACAGCAACACCGTTGTCAAGACGACCTTCCCTGCTGGCACCTCATTCCTCGGCGTTATCTGGGAGCCATGGGCTTGGGAACTTGTCAAGAAGGGCAAGATTCGTGGGTTCAGCATCGGCGGTACGGGTTCGGGCCTGAACGTTGACCTGCCAACTGAGTACGACGACCCCAAGCCATTCCTAGGGAGCAACTAATGCCAGCGCACATTTCCAATAACCTCTCGCAGGCTTACGCAGGCAATGGTTCGGTGTCGGTATCAGCAACCCCCAGCGGCGGCACACTCATTCGCCCAGCAAACGCAGGCCGCTTGCATGTATTCCTGACCAACAGTGGCACAAAGACGGTAACGATTTCACTGGGCAATGGCGCAGTTGCACTCAGCGGCATCGTCTTGTCGGCTGGGCAATCGGTCAACTTCCAAACCTACTCAGGTGCCATTTACGCCATCACCTCAGGCGGCGATACAACCACCGTCTCGTACACGGAAATCTAAGGAGAATCATGACCGACATCAACAATGAAATCACCTCGTGGCTCGAAAAGGCAGTCGTTGCCAAGTATGAGACAGAAGGTCATGCGTTCAATGGAAACCAGTACACCAGCGCATCTGGTACATCCCGTGGAATGCTGGAAACCCCAGCCGCAGCCTCGGCTCGCAGCCAGAGCCACTCCGCTTGGGTCAAGGGCGGAATGAAAGGCAACAGCCCATTGACCACTCGCATCCTCGGTCAGAAGGAAGTTCCCGTCGGCGCTCACATCCAAAGCCCAGCCGCCCTCGCCGCACTGAAAGCGGACGAACTTGCCCGTTCGGGCGAACACTACCGTGCTGCTGATGCTTACCGTGAGGCGCAGTCGCACACCTACGGCAAGACCACCTACATCGGTCAGGGCCGTGGCGGTAGGAACGTCGTTCTACCTGCCTCAACTGAATGGAAGATGGCGCAGAAGGCTGCGGACTTCCATGACGCTGCCGCTGCCGCTAATGAGGTGAACAAGGCTGCCGACTGCAAACTTTGCAAGGGTAAGGGAACCATTCGTGGTGGAAACGTTACTTGCCCCGACTGCAAGGGCAAGAAGTCTGTTGCCAAGGGCGATGTCATGGGCCACGAGTTTCATGGGAACCAGTACTCCCACGCCGCTCGTGCCTTGGCGACGGCCCAACTCGCCACCCGTATTCGCAATAGCGCCCCCGTTCAGGACAACTACAGGCTGATGGCTGACCGTCACGCACAACTTGGCAACGAACTGAATGAGATGGTTCGTCAGGCTCAGGCTGGCGGACACCAAGACAGTCAGATGGTGAAGGATGGCATCCGTGGTGCTCAACTCGCCGCCGCAAGCCACTTCGCTGCTGCTAAGGCGTACCAAGACATTGCTGATGGCAAGACCCCCTACGCCGCAGCCGACAAGACGGCGCAACTTGACCAAGCCGAGGCGTTGTCACACGTTGCTGCTATGGCATCCAACAACCCCATGGGCTTAGGCTCACGGGCGAACGGAAACTAATGAACAATCCTTTCACCACCGAATCCTTGCTTGCAGGTCAGGGTATTTACGCCGTCACGAAGTACGAGTTGGCTGGACACGCCTTCAACGGAAATCAGTACACGGGCGGAAACTCTGGCGCCCACTTCGACGGCTTCCGTGAGATGGACGCTAATCAGACCGTTAGTCAGATTGGTAGAATGAACATCTTGGGCATCTCTGGCGGGCGTGTCAACACGCTTCGTGATTCGAGTGGTCGCACCGTCGGGGTGAACCTTCCCGTCAGCCGTGGCTACGGCGTAAACGTGCTGCTCCACCCCAACGACACCTACACCGTTCAGCGCACCTACACCCGTTCGGGCACGACCACAATCAAGGGTCAAGAAGAAGGTATCCACGCTGAGGACATTGGCGATGCCGCATACCGTGCTGGCATGTACGTCAACGTACCGTTCGGTAACTAAGGGTTATCGTGTCAAACCTCGACAGTGAAATCCTGCAATGGGTGCAGTTTGCCAAGGCCGAGGAAGCATTGGAAAAAGACTTCTTTGGTCACCTCTTCCATGGGAACCAACACACGGACGCTGAGGGCGCAGGCTCATCAGCACCCTCAAACCGCTACCAAGCGTCGGGCCGCTTCCAGCCTCTAGCCTCACGAGCGCAGGAACTTGCTAAAAACCCAACCGCACAGGGACACCGTGAACTTTCCGCCCAACACACCGAGCAAGCGAAGGCATTACGGGAACTAGCCGCCACTGCCAAGCCAGAACAGGCGAAGATGCTGGAAAATGCAGCACGGGCGCACGAGGTCGCTGCCTTGACGCACATGAACACCGCACAGGCGCACGAAAACCGAATCACCGCTGGCAAATACGCCAACGAGGTCAGTGAGGGTGCAGTCAAC